AACACGATCATAAAGAACAGTATCTGCATTAAATGTAGAAATACCAGTTGTAGAGAAAGTATTCTGATGAATAGATTTTATATCGTCTATTGTATATGCAATTACATTTGTAGCAGATGCTTTTGCAGTTTCACGTTCATTAAAAATTAATTGCTCCCCTTTAACAAATGCACCCGTTGTTTGTGATAAAGCTATTTCACGAGCACCTGTTGATTGATATGCTCTTGCTATGTAACCTACAGAACCACTAGCAAGACCTCTTACTCTAGCACCTATTTGAACATCACTAGAACCACCACCTGCAGGTGAAGCTGAAATTTGTATAATTGTAAAAGTTTGTACATCGTATAAATGAAGATCCCAAGGTGTTACTGGACCAGAATAAGAAGCATCTGTTACGTTAAATGAGTAAACCCTAGCTTCTCCAACTAAATTACCTGCTGGAGTATGTGCTGTTGAACCCTTTCTTCCATTTCTTAAATTTACAACATTTGAATCATCACCACCGATGTTAATGAATGGAGTTCCTGAGACATTATTTACTTTTATCAAACTACCCATACTAAACGGTATTGATGCACCGCCAATAGACTTTGTATCTCTTGGTTTATCAACATCTAATACTGTAGTTCCTGTTAAAGCAACTTCAAATCCTCTTACATAAGCAGTGCCTGGTGATATCTTAATACACATTAAATCATCAGATGGTGTATTACCTTTATCTGTAAGATTATCCTCTAAGTATAATCCACCAGAACTAACTTCATCATTTAAAGAATTTTGAACATTAACTCTAAAAGGTGCTACTGCATAATCACCTGACTCATCATATGTTCTTTTAGCAAAATATTTTTTTAATTCAGAATAAACTGAACTATTTTGCAATTTCTTTGGCAATCCGTCAGTAGTTCTGAATAATTCAACAAAATTAGTATCATTGTAATCAGTTAATGATTTTTTAGTTAACTGTACTGATATTTTAAATCGATCTGCACCTGGTGCTGCAAAGTTAGTAAATCCTTTTGCATTATCATATAATGATGAATCTTCATTAGCATTTACAATTTCTTCAATAATTTGAAAACCAACTCTATAAGAAGGTTCTGAAGAATATGGATCTAAAACAATAAGAGAAGTTGGTACATCTACAAATATTCCACGTATGAAGTATACACCTTGATTTACACCGAAAGCTGAACCAGTCGCAGTCGCACTCTCTGAAATTAATGTTAAAATTGTTTCATTGATATTTAAAGTTGTATCACCATAAGTTAAAGGTTCCTCTAAAACTAATACTTCTCCATCAGGGAATGCTGCACTTTCTCCATCATCTCCTGATTGAACATACTTAATAAAAATTGTTATATCATCAACACCTTCTGCAGGAGGTAAAATATAATTTTTAATTGTAGCTACAATTCCTGAATTTAAACCTTTTACTCTTAATCCTTTACCACCATTAGATTGTATAATTTCATTCAAATAGACAGACACATCAATGCCGAGATGTGTTGAATTTACTTTTGCTGCAAAATAATTTGGATCATATTCAACTCCACCAGGAATTACCATAGATCCTTCTTTAAATATATGTTTTCCGAAAGATTCTATTTGATTTTGTAAAAGAGACTGTAAACCAGTTAATTCTCTTGCCTGAACAGGATAACCAGGTTGAAATAATACCTTGTAAAAATTTTTGGCCTTATCAAAGTCATCATAATAAGGGCTTATATTTAAATTAGTCTTTTGTGGCATTTTAGAATTCGAGTATTATTTTGATGTCCTCTTTTTGACGAGAGTTTCGAACGATTTGAGGTCGATTATCTAAGTATATTATTTCTCCCGACCCTTTATTTATCTCAGAATCAGATAAACCTGATGTGAAATTAACACCTAAATTAATTAACTTCGTTCCAGTAGGGTTAGTTGTAATTCCTGAAAAATTAATTGATATAGGTGCTGAAAATAGAGATGATTTTCCAACTATGTTTGCTGCAGTTATAGATGATTCAAAATCATAGAGTCTACTCAAAGTTGAAATTCCAGCACGATCTGTTTGATCATTTGTGGTTGGATTAAAACTTAAAGAACGATCTTTAAAATATTTCAATACTTTTGTTTCTTTATCATATGATGCAACATAACCTTTGGCAATTCCACCTGGATTAGGGGAAGATATTGATAAAATTTGAGTTATTTCTTCACCTACTTGTGGAGTTGCATTAAAACCGTCACTAAATTTAAATGCTTTTAGAGAGGAAAAAGTACTATCAGTGTAAACTATATCAGTTCCAACTTTAGTTGGATTTTTAACGATACCTACTTGAGAAAAAGTGGTATCAATTGGAAAATCTCTTGTTGAATCATCAAATCTAGCATATACAATTACTTTATCAGTCCCTAGTTCAGAGTAAATATCAGAACCGTGACCTGTACCAGGTGGAATAATTGGTATAAGTTTTGCATGATTACCTGCAGTAACAAAACTATTTAATAATCCTAAATCAACAACACCATAACTATAACCTTTACCACCAGAACTTACTGTAACGTCTGTAATCGTTCCATTTACTACATCAACTCTTGCTTTTGCTCCTGAACCATCTCCAACTATATCAACTTCTTGTCCTAAACCATTTGAATATCCAGATCCTCCTTTTTCAATATAAACATGTTTTATTTGATTTAAATTAATATTTGAATTACCATTCTCTCTAACTGCTCTTATTTGAGAATCTGTAGTAGTAAACCAATCATTAGGAACTGTAATGTATTCTGTTGAATCAAATTTAACAATATCACTAGGAGCAACTGTAAAAAGATACTTCCATATAAATCCATCACCACTATTTCCTGCTTTAGATGGTTCTAAGTCTGTAAAAGTTGGTTCATCTTGTGAGATATTTCCTAAAGGATTATCACCTGTAGATCCATTATCAATACATACATATACCTTAAAATCAGAATTAAGCACATAATAGTTAGCATCATAGAGTCTATTTGCCTTCGTGTTTGGACTTTGATTTTCTACACTATAATCATCTCTATAAATTTCATATCTATTACCTTGAATCCAATCAACTCTTCTTATAATTCTTCTAATATTAGCAGATGATACCTTTTTTCCAAACATCATGGTATCACCAGCATGTGATCTATAGGCAAAACTATCAACAGGTGAAGGTGTTTTTGAACTTGTATCCCAATCTCCAGTTCTACCATAACCAACAAGAGTCGGAGCTCCAGCAGGATTTGGGAGTCCTAAAAAAATATAATATGAATTACTAGTATTATCTACTGATTCTACAAAATTATTTGCGTTCAGGATTCTAAACTGATCAGTAACTATTGCGGGCATCGAATCTTAACTTTTCTTTTTATTTATAAGGGGTTCCATAATCAAAGTCCGAACACTCTTATTGCACCACTAGATCTTAGTCCTCTAAGCGATGTTTTGGCATAATTTTTTCTTTGAATTGTTGGGAATGTTGATAGACCAGCATCAACTGTTAATCCTGTTACTCCAATTGAAATTGGATTTGATGAGCGAACTAAACTACCACCGTACAATCTACCCCAATTTATTTTTCCTAGAGGCACTGTTAATCCTTCCATTCCAGTTGAGTTAAAACCAACTATACCAGAATTAGAACTTGCAACATCCTCTATACCAATATTTTGTAATGCTGAAGTGCTATTTGAATGAACATCACATAGAATTTCTCCAGATGTTCCACCATTTACTCTTTCTCTTACAATATAGATATTATCTAAGAACGTAGTTCCAATTCCTACTACTGAATTGTCATCTTGATTTTGAACTGATGTAAGTCCAGATCCAATTGTAGTATCAGTTATTAATACAGGATAATTCTCTCTCAAATCTACAGCTTGTGCTGTGACCATTTCACCATCTGGATTCTCTCTTACAGCGTTGAAATAAAATCTTAATGATAATCCACCAGTTCTTGTTTCTGTTTTTATACCAGTAATGATACCAGTAAAACCTTGTGCAATGCTAATTGTATTAATTTTTTCAGTTTGGAATGTAGGTAGTGAAATGATTACTTCGGGTGGTGCAACATTTGAATAACCTAAACCAGGATTTGTAAGTGTTATAGCACTTAAAGAACCATTAGTAATTGTTGCGGTTGCGGTAGCAGTAGTTGCAATACCAACTGTACCATCAGATTGAATAAATGTGTGTAAACCTACTATAGGAGATCCAACTCTTACTGTGGCACTTGTATAACCACTTCCTGCCTCTGTTATATCGAATCCAGTGATAGTCCCTGCAGATGATACGAGTGCAGTTACAGCAGCACCAACATTAATTTTACCAGAAGAAATCAATGCATCTACTTCGTCATCACCACTTTGACCATATTTTTCTTTTTCATAAAGGAATGAGGAAGCATCGTCAACAAATATACCATTGACCCCTGAACCGTCATCTTGACCTGATGTTGAAGTTAAGTCACCAATAATTTTTGCAGTTGGATATATTTGAGGTTCAAGAACGGATCTTGTTTTAGTAATTTTTCTACCGTTCAAGATAACATCTTTCTTCTGCTTTTCCCATATTATTGGTTTTTGATTTATTGCATCAATTCCGACATCATTATAGATATCAGTTTCAACTAAATCTGCACTTAAAATTTCTTTTACAGTTCTATTTCTGCTTTGAGTTGTTGTAAATCCGATGGTGTCATTTTTTAATAATCTTAATTGATCACCAATTTTTACACTTTCTTGTGTATCAATTATTTCAACATCAACATTCTCTTCACCTTTGTAGAAGAAAATATCAACCTTATCTTCAGGATCAGGTGCTTCTGCAAACGTAAATGTAGATCCACCTTCAAATGTATATGATTCTTTAGGACTTTGTAGAACTCCATTCACAAATATAAGTAATACAGCATCTAAGTCAATCAATACAGAAACAGGATCAGTAGGATCTTTTTCAAAACTTAGTAATTGTCCGTTAAAGAATAACGGGAATCTCCTATCAACACCGTTCTGTAGATTTTCAATACTGTCTATAAAATCAATTTCTCCAAACTGCCAAGCACTAAATGTATCTCTGAATATCTCGACTACTTCTAATTCAAACTCATTTATTGGAGAAGTTAAGTGTGATGCAGTAACTAATCCAACAGGTTTGAATTTATCACCTACTTTAAATGAATGTCCATCTCTTGCCACACTAAAATCACTTATTTTAAATAATGTTGAACCTATACCGACTGAAGTTGTAGCAGAACTAACTTCAACATTCAATAATAAATTAGAACCTGTGTCTGTGGTTGCACCAATGCCTAATCTTGAAACACCAATAACTGGTAAATTTTCATATATTGGTTCTGGTATCAATAGTCTTGGATTAACATAACTTGTACCTGCAGAAACAATATTAAATGCGAGTGTTCCACCCACTCCAACTGTAGCAGTAATATCTGCACCAGTTCCACCTCCACCACCTTGTCCAACAAAAATAGTAATTGTGTTAGTTGTGGTCTCTCTAATCGCTGTTTGTATACCTGCGATTGGATCTCCATTTGGATTACTTGTAATTGAAAGTCCTCTAGGATATGGGTGATTACCAAAGAATCCATCCTTAGAGCACTTGAATACTAATCCACCTGTATCAATACCAACTGTATTACTTGTTGTTAAGTTATGATTTGGTATTGTTAAAGTTAGAAGTCCACTATGAGACTCATAAACTGCATTAGTCGCTGTGTATTGTGCTCCATTAAATGTTGTTCTTCGTATTGATCCAATACCAGCACTTACAAATCGATGTTCATATGCAAGATCAGTGACACCTATTGCAACAGTGCCACCTCTATATCCTGAACCAAATGTGTTATCCTCAAAAAATTCATATGCAACACCTCCACCTTGATATGTGTGAGGTATTGTACTAGCACCTGCCTGAACTTCAAATGTTCTCTCAGAAACTATTCCTACAAGGAAAAGAGGTCTATCATGATCTTGGAATATAGTTGTCGTTACACCAACATATCCACCACCACCGATTGTTTTAACAGCAGTTGCAGTCGCAGAAACAAATGTATGAGCATATTGATCACTTGGTGAAGAGGCACCTACATTAACTCTGAAAGTATTTGTAGTAACATTACTGACAGTTAAATATTGTCCAGCAGCTGGGTCTGTAGCACGAGGATAACAATGAGTTGAATTATTACTATCTTGAGTACAAGTAAAGCATATTGATCCAGTATCAAGTATAACTGCATCACCATTCACTAATCCGTGATTCGCAATCGTTATAACAAGATTACCATTTGCAGGATTATAGGTCGCATTTGTGGGTTGACCAACAACTGTCTTAGGACATACAAACTCTAGTCCTTTCAATTGAACAGTATTTGGTCTGCCTAATGCAAATCCATGAACTTTATCTGTCGTTACTGTAATGATACCTGTAATATTATCATATGCAGCAGTGCTTATTCCATAATTTACTCCAGATGTAGTTGCAATACCCACAACACTTGTAATAGCACCAGCAGCATTTTTAAATAATGATGCTTTTGCACCAACTAATGGTGCATAACCAAGACCAGGTGTAGACCCAAGTGATACAATTAAACCACCTCTTGGAACCTGATTTTGATTTATATCCTGTTCAGAAACAATAAATTGACCATTTTCAGATGTTATACCAGTAAATTCAACAGTTGAAATACCAGATGTTGTATCTGATATAAACTCATAATTATGACCAGAATTATTTGTGGTTCTTGGTGTCTGAAATACTCCATTAATGAATAAGACACCATTTCCAACACCTATACCTGATGATGTATTTGCTCCACCAACAGTCAATGAATAAGTTTTTCCAATTCCTGTAAAATCATCAGATATATCATCAAATAACATATTAGTAGTATATCTTTGTCTTAGGAAAGTTCTACCACTAAAATTAGCTTTTACAAATGGTAAGTTACCTGCACCTCTTGCTTGAGCAGTGTTTCCTTTTGGTGGAGCAATAAAATGTACAAAACTATCAACAATATTAAATGATCCTCTATGTAATCTTGCTACATCGTTCGCAGAGTGAGTTGTAGCAGGATTTCCCAATACACCTCTTTCAACTTTAACCACTGGAAGAGTTGCGATTCCAGCAGCAACATCCTCCGCATCATTAATTAAACCATCTGTAACACTAGCAAAACCTACTTGTGTTACTGACATGAATTCATCATTGACTTTTAACAAATCACTTGGTTGAATTGAACTGATACCAGATAGGACAAATTGAGTTAAACCTACACCTATGTTTGAGTCTAATGTATGATTGATAGATGTAAAGGATACAGGTTGCTGAACTACACCATCTAATCCAATTATAGTTTTTGATAATGTTTTCGC